CGCACATTCTCACGGAACGGGCGCGCAGCCTCTCCCAAAGGACGCAACACGATATAGCAGTAACGCATATAAAGTGAGTTTGCCAACCCGTTGACAATTACTGTCAAAGGGTGTCCAGATGGGTTGCTTCCGTAAAATTCGATCAAATCGCCATGGAAGTCGACAACCGGATAAGCGGTGTCATACGCAATACCGCGCACGACGTTCAGCTCATCATCGGTATACCCAGCACGTGTGCAGATCCTCTCGATGATGCCGAATGCCGCCAATATTACATTAGCGGGCATACGCTTGTCGAACTTGCTGTAATCACCGGCCACAATGCGCTCACGTCCGAATTCTGTAATGAATTCATAAATACGTTGCCACTCAAGCGACTGCACAATAGTGCCTGGCCCCAGCTCATACGTAAAACGGTTATTTTGCAAGTGCACAATGACAGACAGGAGGTACATTCGCACCACCAAAGTGTGTGCCAAACTAGATGCCGTGAAAACACGCGTCTTACCGGCTTGTGCCTTCTCGAACGTTACGGGCTCATCCTTAAGATACCACAATACACTGGGTGCACACGTTCTTTGCGCTGATACGTCGCAATAATGCGAGTGATCTCGCCTTTAATCTCATCGACAACATCCACATCAGTTGATGTCGTTTCGTCGACAAAGCGTAAAAAGCGTTTCTTTGGGCACTTATAAGGGCACCCGGCGCTTGTCTTACGGTTCAACTTGTCGCAGTACGTGACACCTGGTGCTCCATTAAGAGCAACTGCAAGCGGATACACATGTACCGCACCCAACTCTAGTTGTGGGACATTTTCGAAGTCGGCAACAGCCTCCTCCAGAATGTCTTCATTCAAGAGTGTTACAGGGCGCGTCATGTCGTTCAATGCTAGTCGCCATGGGACACGCGACATGTCAGGTCGTGTGCGCTCGATGGAAAATCCACGTGCTTCACATGCCGCAGCAATGCAAGTCAGACCAACATTAGTCTTACTTTGCTGACGGAACTCCTTCAAAAAGGATCCGACAACACGCGCACTACCAGGATTACTAGTGTGCACCGTGCTTTGCGGATGCAATGGTCCTAAGGCACGTGTTTTAGATGGTGCAGAAATGGTTATCTCACCACGATTCACGTACTTCGGTTCAAGGATCTCACAGGCGGCATTCACCTCCTCTTTCGAGACGGCGAGCGCTGCAACTGTGTCGCCTTTACCCAACGTGTGGATACCGAGGAACACAAAGCCTTTTGGTGTATTGGACCACAGAAGTGTGCCACAATTGCCATCAACTGTGGGAGTTTCCACAGTTCCCGACCATGTCCGATTTTCAACGGAACCTCCATGTGACACCCAATAATGGTATGTCGCTTGGATGTTTCTGACCGGACGGCGCCAAATACGCCCATCCACGTAACGCCCCACGTACTCTCCATCGAGTTTTGCGGCGTACGTAGTTGAAGCGAAATACTCCGTTAAGTCAGTACCCGGTGGTCGCACGCGCAAGC